GTTCAATGCCACCATGGGCGCCAGCTGGTTTGTGCAAACATCCTATGGCGCGCAGTTCTGGGCGGCCACCGCCTATCTGCGCTCCTTCCGTTATGTGGCAAGGCCGACGAGGTATTGACATGGCAACCCTAAGCGGCGGTGACAAGCTGGCCCGCAAGCTGGCCGAGATAGCCAAGAACATGGCGCCCGGCAAGCTGGACGTTGGCTTTATGTCCGGGGCCACCTACCCTGACGGCACGCCGGTTGCTCAAGTTGCATTCTGGAATGAGTTCGGCACCAGTCGTGCACCATCCCGCCCATTCTTCCGCGCAATGATAGCCAAGGTGTCGGCTGGATGGCCTGATCTGCTGGGCAAGGCTGCTGTCAGCACCGGTTACAGCACCCGCCAGACCCTGGGTCTTATTGGCGAGAAGATAAACGACGACCTGAAGTCGTCCATTGTCGGCTGGCAAGCGCCGCCCAACGCGCCAAGCACTGTCGCCAAGAAGGGATTCAACAAGCCACTGGTAGATACCGGCGACATGCTGCGATCCACTACTTATCAAGTCCGCATGGAAGGTGATGAATGAACCTCCGCGCCATCGCCAATGCGGCAACGCAATCCATCAACCCCAACACGCCAGTCACCGTCAAGGTGTCCAGCGGTTACACCATTGACCCGAGCACCCGCCGCCAGGTGCCCACCTACACCGTCGAGACGGGGCAAGCCAATATCCAGGCGCTGGACGGGAAAGACCTCAAGCAGCTGGACGGTCTAAACATCCAGGGCACCATCCGCGCCGCCTATCTGTACGGCAATCTGGCCGGGGTGGTGCGCCCTGATAGCAAGGGTGGCGATCTTGTTGAGTTCAGCGGCCAGAGCTGGCTTGTCGTCAAAGTGCTGGAGACTTGGCCAGACTGGTGCAAAGTGGCTATCGTTTATCAAGGGGTCGCAGCATGAGCGCCATGCCGAGCATCACCATCGACAACGTGATCACCGCGCTGGCTGATTTTCTGGATCCGCTGATGCCAGCAGGGACGCAGATAGTCCGGGCGCAGGTCAATCGTGTCGCCATGCCAGAGCCGCCGTGCATTGTGCTGACCGAGATGGGTCAATATGACCTTGCAACCACTCGCAACACCTACGACATGGTGACAGGGGCCGACTTCCAGCGCTCAACCCGCATCGATGTGCAGGTGGATTTCTACGACGGCCAAGCTGGCGAGATGTGCAACACGGCAAAGACCCTGCTGCGCAGCTCCTACGGTCCTGACAACTTCCCGGACAACATAACGCCGCTGTACTGCTCAGATGGCATCCAGTCGCCGCTCATCACCGGCGAAGAGCAGTACGAGGCCCGTTGGACGATAACCACCTCGATGCAGTACAATCCTGTCATCAACGTGGCTGCCGAGCAGTTCGATACCGTTGGTGAAACGTCGGTGATCGCAGCCGATTTACTAAACCCCGTGTAAGGAGCAGGCGATGCCTATCCCCGTAAGTCAAATCGTGACGGTCAATCCCGCAGTAGTGGGGACAGGCGGCAACCCGCTTTCTCTCAACGCTGTGTTTTTGGATGAATACCTAATCACTCCCGTGTCCAGCCTGTTGAGTTTTCAAGACCAAGACAGCGTTGGCAACTACTACGGTTTCAACTCCAGCCAGTACAAGTTGGCTGGGTTCTATTTCAATGGTCCGGACAATAGCTTCAAAAAGCCCGGCACCCTGTTTTTCGGCGGCTACGCCCCAATTGATAGAGCTGCGCTACTGCTGGGTCAACCAGTATCTCTGACGCTGGCCCAGCTGAAGGCTGTCACTGGCACCCTGACTGTGACCGTGGACGGCACAGCCTTCACTGATGCCAGCGTGGATCTGTCCACTGCTACCAGCTTCACCAATGCCGCCACACTACTGACTACCGGCCTGGCGCTGACCGGCTCCGCCGCTGTGATTTGGGACGCCACCGCATCCCGCTTTGTTGTCACCTCCAGCACCACTGGCGCAACCTCAACCATCACCCAGGCAACCGGCACCGCCGCCGAGCCGTTGGGCTTGTCCGCTGGCATCCTGTCTCAGGGTGTGGATGCGGACACCCCGGCCACCGCCATGGCGCGAATCAAGGACCAGTCCTACAACTGGGCAACGTTCACCACCGCGTTTGAGTGTGACCTGGCAGAGCATGAAGGTTTTGCGCAGTGGGTCAACGCCCAGAACAAGGGCTATGCCTACATCGCGTGGGACAATGATGCAGGTTACAAGACCACCAACAACGCCGCTGTGTTCGGCTCCATCGCGGACGCCTTGAACTACGACGGCACCTTGGTTATCTACGGCGAGGCCGAGCACGCTGCCGCTGCATGCGGCTGGGCTGGCTCTATCGACTGGCAGGCAGTGAATGGCCGCAGCACTCTGGCGCTTCGTCAGTTCTCTGGCCTAGCCACATCCATTTCAAACCTGACGGACGCCACCGCCGTGCTGTCCAACAACTACAGATACTACGGCGCCTAAGTTGATCTCGGTGAGGACAACGAATACAGCATCGTGTACGACGGCCAGATGAATGGCACCAGCTTCAAGTGGGCTGATTCCTTCATGTCTCAGTTGTACCTGAACGCCCAGCTGCGTCTGGCCATCTTCAACGGACTACTGTCGGTGAACTCGGCCCCGTACAACGCGCTGGGCGATACCTTGTTGCGCTCCTGGTGCCAAGACCCGATCACTGAGGCGCTGAACAACGGTAGCATCCGCACCGGCGTGTTGCTGAGTAACGCCCAGAAAGCCACCATTGCCCAGCAGGCTGGTTTGGACATCAGCTCAGATTTGCAAAGCAAAGGCTACTACCTGCAGATCCTGCCAGCAACCGCACAAGTGCGCGGACAACGCAAGAGTCCGCCCGTCAAGTTGTGGTACATGGACGGTGGCTCTATCCAGCAAATCACCCTGGCGTCTATCGCCGTACTTTAAGGAGAGATGACCATGGCTCGTACGATTACCAGCGCGGACAGCGTTTTCATCCTGAGTTCGGCAGACTTCGCGCTGGCTGCCACTCAGATACAGGGGTACGCTGCCGATGCAGCGTTTGCCACTGACGAGGCGGACACTGCAGAGGTTGTGCTTGGTGTTGATGGCGTCATGTCTGCTGGCTGGGTGCCGCGCATGTACACTCAGACGATCACCCTGCAGGCTGACTCTGCCAGTATCGACATTTTTGACGGCATCGTGCTGGCGCAGGACGCCAACCGCACTGTGTTCCGTCTTGGTGGGGTTATCACCCTGCCGGGAACCGAGCGGTCCTATACGCTATCTCGCGGCGTGCTGAACCGGCTCACTTCGATCCCGACCGCGCAACGCACTTTGCAGCCCAGGACGTTCACGATCACGTGGGAAAGCATCTTGCCGACTCCACTGGTATAATCACAAGGCGGCCAGATGGTCGCCTTTCCTTTTTTTGACGATGAGACGAGACGATGAGACGCACCGAGATTGTAGAAATTAACGAAGGCCGCGACGCGGGCAAGAAGTACCAGATCACCGAGATGTCAGCCGAGGCGGCGGAGTGGTGGGCATTCCGGGCGCTGCAAGCTGTGGCGTCCAGTAACGTGGATCTGAACCTGCAAGCGCCGATGCGGGAGCTTGCCGTGCAGGGTATCAAGGCGCTGGCAGGGGTGGCCCCGGACATGGCACGTCCACTTCTGGACGAAATGATGTCCTGTGTCCAGATCTTGGTGCCTGCCACCCAGAAGCCCCGCGCCCTGCTGGATGGTGACATCGAGGATGTGAAGACCCGCTTCATGCTGCGCAAGGCGGTGATGGAGTTGCATCTGGGTTTTTCTACCGGTGGCGAAGAGCAGATCTAACAGTCGCCGAGCAGGCCGGCGGATCAGGGGTCGAGATGGCCCCTTATTCAAACACCCCCGGCATCATCGCCACCCTGGTTTCAGCACGGCTCGCCACTCTCCACGAATTGCAGACGATTTATGGCCCATATGACGCCTATCGGATGCTTGAGATCCACCAGATTGACCAACTGAATATGGCCCGAGTGCGCGCCGCTGGCGCCGCAGGGTAGGAGGC